CAAACCAAACCAAGGAGAATCCTCTCAACCAACTACTGGGACCAAGAAGAAATCGCGGAGGCGGTCCAAGAGATCGCGTCCAAACAAGTCAACAGGGATTCCTCCCCTGGTGTCCCAGTAGCTGCGTTGGGTTTGACCAATGGTGTAGTTCTTGATAATAGTTATCGACTTATATCTTTAGCTGTTGCTGCACGATTGGAGTTACTTAGCCAAATGGATCTAGACTCCCCTCCGAATGTTGTCGATCTAGTCCGTCTTGGGTATTGCGATCCTGTTAGACTTTTTGTTAAACAAGAGCCGCATACTTTGAAGAAGATTAGGGAACGACGGTTTAGATTGATTTCTTCAGTTTCACTGATTGATCAATTGGTTGAGCGGATGATATTTGGTTTTCAGAATAATCAGGAAATCGCTTGTTGGCGAACTTGTCCTTCAAAACCCGGTATGGGCTTGAGTCTGTATGAACAGGCACAGTCTATTTGGAACGACTTAGTGCATAAGCACTCTGTTGCCCCGGCTGCTGAAGCTGACATTTCTGGTTTTGATTGGTCTGTCCAGTCTTGGGAGCTTGAAGCTGATGTTGAAATGAGAATTTCACTCGGTTCGTTTCCAATAAAGTTAGCGCATTGTGCTAGAGCTAGATTTAAATGTTTGTCCAACAGCGTATTCCAACTTTCGAGTGGTGAGCTAATTGCTCAAGGTAGTCCCGGGCTCATGAAATCTGGAAGCTATTGCACCTCGAGTTCTAATTCTAGAATTCGGTGCTTGATGGCTGAATTGATTGGTGCGCCATGGTGTATAGCCATGGGCGATGACTCTGTTGAGGGGTATGTTGAAGATGCTAGAGGGAAGTACTATGTTCTTGGTCATGAGTGTAAAGATTACATTCCTTGTGAGACTGATTCTTTGGGCCGTTTATCTAAAATAAACTTTTGCTCTCATGAAGTTTCCAAGTCGAAGTGTTTCTTGTCCTCATGGGCTAAGACTTTGGTTAAGTACCTTTCGTCTTCCAACCCTCAATATGATGATCTGTATTCTGAACTTTGTGATAATCCTGTCTGGCCCAGGATTAACAAATACTTGTGTAGGGTTGGTCTAGGACCCTACAAAGATAATGAGGAGGCCAAGGGTCAGAAGTGTTCGTACGGTGAGGAATATGGTTACCTCTCGCCCTCGAGTGAGGGAGATCGAGGAAATAATTGTTTCTCCTGGAATGCGCCGGCGACGAACTCGCACCCGTCGGCGCGCGAAACAAGCAGTGAGGTCGGCAGCCGGCAGTGGTTATGCTCTGTCGGATATAGTCCGAGCTCCTGCTAGTGCGGGGATTGTTATAGGGAGGTCTAATCCTGTTATAGATACTAGAAAGAATGGAGCCGTTTGTGTTATGAATACCGAGTTAGTTGCTACTGTTAATACTAATGCTGCTTTTGCAGCTAGTGGCCTTAGAGGCGTCAGTTTCCAATTTCCTTGGTTGTCTGGACTTAGTTCCAGTTTTGGTAAATGGCGTTGGGACAGGGTGCGTTTCATCTATGTTCCTGCCTGTCCAACAAGCACTCCCGGTACCTTTTCTATGTCTTTACAGTTTGACATTGCGGATTCTAATCCTGCAACCATCGGACAACAAAGCCAAATGTACGAGTTTATACAAGTACCTTATTGGGCTGGCTGGGAGGGTGCGGTTTGTTTAAATCAACCCTTCATTAAGCCTCCGGCTGGTTCTGTAGTTATTGATGTTGATACCGCTCGTTTTGATAAGCCTTGGTACCAGATGTCTAATTTCACTGACTTTGGTGCCACTCAAACTTTCAATGCTGTGTTGGCTAATTCTTTATGTCCCTTTACTTTGATTTCTGGCACCTCTGGTGTACTAGCTATCAATGTGTTAGCTGGATATTTATATGCTCAATACGACATTGAGATGATTGAGCCCATTGTATCATCCTCCAACTTCTAATTTCACAACTTAAGTAAACAAGTTTACACTCTAAACTATAAATTGAGCGTCTTCGAACCAAGAAGTAAAATTGTTGACTCTACACTCTAGAGAATAAATTGAGCGTCTTCTAATCATGA